GATTGAGCGTACAGACAAGACTAACTCAGCAGGTATGAGAGCAGAGAATGCTACTTTGGCAGAGGGTGACTTAGAGTACACAGAGAAGTCAACTAAAGTAAAGATTCTTTCTGAGTATATGAAAGCTACTAACGAGTCTATCAAAGACGTTGGTTTCTTAGCAGGAGAGATAAAGAGTGAGTTACTAGAAGATCTACAGATGCTTTTAGACGCACAATTACTATCAGGTGATGGTACAGGTAATAACCTTTTAGGTATAGTACCTCAAGCCACTACTTATGCAGCTGGCTCATTCGCTGACAGTGTGACTAAGCCTAACGAGGCAGACGTTATGCGTACAGCTTTAAATCAAATCTTTGTAGCTGGATTAGGAAGATTCTTCCCTAGCGCCGTTCTTATGCATCCTACCGATGTAGCTAAGCTTGACTTGCTTAAGATAGCAGACGGTCGTTATATAGAGATACCTTACTACGATGGAGACAAGATGATTGTAGCTAGAATACCTATCATACAGAATGTTGGTATGACTGAGGGTGACTTCCTTATGGGAGACTTCTCTAGAGCTAAAGCTTTCGTTAGAGACTCACTTGCTGTTAGAGTATTTGAGCAGAATGAGAATGACGTTCTATTCAACCGCTCAACTATTACTGCTAATATGAGAGTAGCATTCCGTATCAAGACTAATGATAAGTTAGCTTTTGTTATAGGAGACTTTGCTACAGCTATTGCAGCTCTAGACGACGCGTAAGATAAATAACAATTATAGGGGAGTAGTTAACGCTGCTCCTCTTATTAACACCAAGAAGACATAGATGGGAACACATCAATTTGAACACCGCAAAAAGAAGAGTAAGAGAGAACGTATACGTTACGCTTACTACGATAGCTTTGGTATACCTGTACAGGCTTACGCCTACGAGAGTAGAGTTAAAGCAGACGGAGGTACTATTGAAGGGTTTATATGTCTAGGTACAAAATTAGGAGGACTACAATAATGATTAAGTTTACACAGAGAGATAAAAGCGGTACAAACGATATTACGTTGGAGTTAGCTAAGGCGCATATGAGAGTAAGCGGTACAGCTGATGATACACTTATCACCTCGCTTATAGACCAATCGAGGGTTATAATAGAGGATTATACCGACAGAAGCTTAGTAGCTAACGAGATTGCTATTACTATATCACCTAGAGAGTCTATCGTATTACCGTTAGAGCCTGTAACCAGTAACTCTATAGAGGTGACTGACCTTACTACTAGTGAGTCAGTGGAGTACACCTACGACGGATTAGAATTGGTTCTCGACGAAGATATAGAGAATTCCTTATCAATATACTACGAGACATACCCTAATGTACCTGACGGTCTTAAGTTAGGATGGCTAGAAGTAATAGCTTTCCTATACGATAATAGAGGTGACTTAGCAAACTTACAGCACTTCTTACTTAATAATACAAACGTAGCATTATACAGACAGAAGATATGGGTTTAGCAGTAGGCAAGATGGATAGCAGATTAACTGTGTACTCTGAGTTTCTTGTAAGCGATGATGTAGGTGGTAAGACGTCTATGTTAGAAGCTTTCACATACAGAGTAACAGAGGATGGAGGAACTTTAGAAGGTTCTAGCTGTATACCTTCATCTACTATTGAGGTAGCTGATATATGGTGTAATCTATCGTATGGTTCTGGTGGCAGATATTCTGCTGATGGAGCTGTAGAGATTAATACCACAGACGTTACTATAACAATTCGTACATCTGAGTATGGTATAAACGAAAATAATAAACTTCTTGTGTATACCAGATTAGGAGCATCGTTAGAGTGTATGATTATATCTCTAACTTATACGCCTAATGGTATGTACACTATAATAAAGGCTTCTATAGTATGAGCGAAGTAAAGATAATCCTAGATACCTCTAAATACAGAAGAGATGTTAACTCTTACAAACGTAAAGTTAATAGAAAGCTTGATAGAGTGTTAGACGATACATCCAATAAGGTTAAAGCTAATCAGAAGTCGACACTAAGACGTAGCGTTGTAGAGTGGACCGGAAGATTAGCAGGCAGTATAGGTATAGAGAAGTCTGGTAAGACCAGAACTATCTCTCCTAATACACCTTACGCGAATTGGATAGAGCGCGGCGGTTTAGGAGGATTTATGGGATACCATTATATAAGAGATTCTATCGTAAAGGTAGCATCATACTTTAATAGAAAGATTAAGAACGCATTAGAAGGTAAATAATTATGAAGGATATAAATAGAGATTTAATAGTTGCGTTTAAGGCGCATCTTGATGATATAGCACCTGTAAAGACGGTTGTAACAAACAATAATACAGAAGATTTTATATATATTACTAAGATAGACATAACTGAGAGTGAAAATAAGGATAAGTTTATAGTAGTAGGAACTGTAATTTTAGACCTATATAGCGCGGAAAATACATATTCTGGCAGTATAAGTGACTTACTTACTAAATATTCTAGTATAAAGGAAGCATTACAGCCTACTAAAGGGTATGTATTACCTCTTAATCACTTCCAAATGGTGACTTGGAGGCTAATTAATAGCACAGGAGTACAACAAATACTACCTACAGGTAAATTATTTGCAGGTACACTACAATACGAGTTTATAGCGCAACAATTAGACTAGAGACTCGAAATAAATAATCAACAATATAAATAATACAATTATGGCAAATTTAATAGCAGGTAAAGATTTACTAGTAGCATTCGGTACATCTGGGTCAGAATCACAAATATTTTGCTCTACTACTTGTACACTTAATATAAATCAAGCTACAATAGCTGCTTCTTGCAAGGATAATGATGGTAACTGGGAACAGAATATCGCTGGTATTCGTAGTTGGGAAGTGACTGTAGACGGTCTTTATCAATTAGATTCTAGCGAGTCTTACGTTGATATCTCAGACCTTATATTATCTGATACAAATCAGACAAGTTTAGTGTTCGGACAGAGCGCTGGAGGAGTAGGAGTTACTGGAGAAGTAACTTGGAGTGGAGACGCTGTTTGTACATCTGCATCATTAACTGGAGCAGACGGTGAGATAGCAACTTGGAGCTGTACTTTCAAAGGTACTGGCGAGTTAGCTAAGACAGTAGTAAGCTAAATAAACTTTAAATAACGCCTTTTAAGCGACTTTTATGTTAAATGAGTACTTAGTACCTAGAAATGTAGAAAGTCTCTTAGAGGGCTTATTATAACGCTTAAACGGGATTATAATGAATATCGGAGGAAAAGAAAGAGAAATAAAGATAGGATTGAATCAATCTATCCTATATTGTGAATTACGAGGTATAAGCATCACTGATATGAATAGTGATTTAGCTAAACTAAGTAATGGTACAGGAGCTGAGTTAAGAGACCTTATATGGTCTGCACTTAAAGATGGTGCTAGAGTATCAGGAGAAGAATTTAATCATACAACATACGACGTAGGAGATTGGATAGAGGAGTTGGACCCAGAGTCACTCGGAACATTTATCAACTCTTTGGTGGAGAGTATGCCAAAGATGAGGCCTGCCAAGTCTAAAAAAAAAGTAGAAGTATAATAACGGTATTAGATATACTCGATTATGGCTCAGAGATGGGTATAGAGTATAACGCTCTTCTTAATATGACTTGGAAGGAATATGACTATCTGTCAGTAGGGTACGAGAGACGAATAGAGAGACAGTGGGATTATACAAGACATATAATAGCTTCACAGTACAACAGCACAGGAATGAGTAAGAAGACTATAAGTGCTAAAGAGGTTATGAAATTACCTACATTAGATAAGTTAATTAGGAAAGAGTTACAAAAGATACCAGAAGATAGATTAAAAAATATGCTAAAGGTACTAAAACAAAATATAAACGTATGAGTACAATAATATCAAAGCTTGTAGCACAACTTACGCTTGACGATAGCAAATTTAATAAAGGATTAGATAAATCATCCAACAACGCCGATAAGTTTAGCAAGAATCTCATTAAGCTAGGAGGTGTTATGTCAGCTGTATTCGCGGCTAAAGAAGTTGTTGAGTTCGCTGCTAAGATGACGCAGTTAGCGACTAAGTCAAGGAACGTAGAAAGGGCATTCAGTAGATTGAATAATGTATCTATAGCATCCCTAAGAAAGTCGACTGGCGGAATGATTTCTGACCTAGACCTTATGCAGAAGGCTGTTAAAGCGGTCAATTTAGGTATAAAACAAAAGGACTTAGCTACTTACTTCGAGTTTGCTACCGTTAGGGCAGCAGAAACCGGAGAAAGTGTGGATTATTTAGTAGAAAGTATCGTTAATGGTATCGGTAGAAAATCTAAACTTATTCTCGATAACTTAGGTATTTCCTCACAACAATTGGCCAACGAAATGGCTAAGACAGGTGACTTCGCCTCGGCCGCTGGTAATATCATTAGAGAAGAGATGGCAAAGTCTACTACTACCGTAGAGGATGTAACCTCTGGTGTTGATAAGCTGAGTGCTTCTTGGGATAATCTCGCAGTAACGATAGCTAAAGGCGGCGGTACTGAAAGTATAAATAATCTACTTATCGCTATGACAGGGTTAGTAGAGTACACCAATAAGAATTGGAATACTATAAGCACTATACTAGAATGGAGTATAGCAATAGGCACTTTAGGAACTTCTAAGGTAACTACTACAGCATTTGGAATGTTAGCTGATGATTTAAAGAAAGTTAACGACGAGGCGGCTAAGACACCACAGTGGATAATAAGTGCTACTGGCCAGCAAAAGAAACATACATTTCTAAGAGTACCGTTCCAACCTGGCGCAGCAGAGCAGGCTAAGGTAGATGGACCAGACTTCAGTGATATAGACGTAGTGGCAGACTCTAACGAGTTATTTGATGGTCTAGACGAGATAACAAAGAAGGCGGAAGAGTGGAGAGTAGCGTTTGGAGAAGTATTTGATTTTGCAGATGAGGACTTTTTAGATGATATAGATATTGATACCGCTGCCGTAGTAGAAAAGTTAGGAGTAGGATTAGAAGAGACTAAATTGGATTTAGACCTAGTATCTGGTGCTATGTACAGACTTACATCAGCTGCTGAAGGTATGAGTAACGCTCTTAGAGGTATGTTCGAGGGAGATGACGTCTTATCATCATTCGGAGACTTTCTTGTAGAATTAGCCTCACTAATGGTACAGTTTGGTGTTTTATTAACCGCATTCGGTACAGCTCAAGAGGTATTCCAGAAAGGCGGAGCTTACGCTAAGATAGCCGCAGGTATAGCTATGGCAGGATTAGCAGTTAAGATAGGAGCTTCTGTAGCCAGTATAGGTAAGACAGGTGGCGGCGGTGGAGCATCTGGTGGAGGTGGTGGAGTTACATCTACGTATACACCAGCGACGTACGACTATAACAGAGAAATTGTATTAGTAGCTAAAGGGGAGGACTTAGTAGGAGTCATTAACAAACAAACATACAAGGATGGCATTAACGGCTAGAAGAGGTAGATTATCTTACCAAGACAATAATGATAAGCGTACCACAGTTGTGTGGGAGAACGCAGCTATAGCCTACGCTGTTACTGAGTATATTAACAGAGTAGAGGGAGAACAAGGAATAATAGAAGGAGAATTGTGTTTAGCAGACAAGATGTTTAGCGATATAACCACAGAGTATTGTGGTGCTGGAAATCCTTTATCTATTAAGTGGGCAGGAGAAAGGTATGACGTAACGAAACCCTCTTCTGCATCTATAAGATTACTAATACAGAATGCTACTGAGAAGGCAAGTATAGATTACATATTAGATGAGCCTTATACAGTAGCAGTGTATAAAGAAGATAGCGAGGGTAATAATATACTATTTTGGAGAGGACAACTCACTACTGATGTATATTCAGAGTCGTATAGTCAATTTCCTTATGCACTAACGTTGAATGCTAATGATGCGCTAAAGATGTCGGAGGATAATCAATTCCTTATGACTGACTTTAACGATAATGTAAGTGTATACGGAGAGAGTCTATTATCTATACTAATAAAGTATATACGTATAGCACTTAAACCTAATGTTACATTCGATTTATACGTAACAAATACTGGATTACTTCCAGATGTTGATGGTACATCCGTAGCTTTGTGGACACTTATGATAGATCCTAGAGTATTTATGTACGAGGACAAGGACGAGTATCTACCATTTAAGGATATGCTAAATCTTTTATTAGACCCGTTAGATTTACAACTATTTCAGTGGGAAGGGAGTTGGTGGCTTATGTCACAAGATTTCCAGTGGAACGACGGAGATGTTAGCGCTTATAAATTTAAGGTTACACCTAATACGTACTACGGAGATGGTTCTTATACTCCAGATGTAGATGGTATAGTAAACTTATACAATGGAGATGAAGATAATAGAGAGGTAAGAGAGAATTCTTCCGTAAGTTATCTACCAGCTTGGAATAAGACTGAGATAACATCGTTATATCAAGCTAATAGAGATGCGTTAGATATGTTTAATAATAGAGGAGGAAACTTCTATAATGGTATAACAGGTAGTACACTAGAGTTTGAGGA